AAGATGCGGCTGGATAAACGGCAGCAGGCGGGTTAATATTTTGCTTTTTGCTTCGCAGTATTTTATGGTAATGTTTTCCACAACAGGAAAGTGATCTTCTATTTATCGCTATAAAAATTGTAGAATTATGATTTTATAGCAACAAATAAGTGGACTCTAAAGCGATAAACCTTCTGTATTCATTGGTCGGGAGACTTGTGGATATGGGAGGTTTATTTTTATGTTGGACAAAGATGTTGAGATGTTTATAGAGCATTGCGAGCTGAAAGGGCTGTCTGTCAAAACCATCTACAGCTATGAGCAGACGCTACGATTGTTCATTCAGTATCTTGAAGCGGAGGACATCACAAACCTCGAACAAATCACCCATCTGACGATTCAGAAGTACATTAAGAGCATCCGTGAGCGCGGCAAATATACTGTCACCTCGAATCCCAAAAGCGGAAACTATCCCGACCGACGTACAGATTACGGAAAGAAGGTTTCTGACACGACCATCAACAACTATCTGCGGAACATGAGCGCCTTTTTCAACTGGTGCGTGGAGGAAGAGCTTATCCGCCGTTCCCCACTCAAACGGACAGACTACATGAAGTCAACGCGCAAACCTCTCGAGTTCATCTCCGACGCCGAGTTCAAAGCTCTCATCGATGGAATGGACGTTTCTAAGTTCAGCGAATACCGTGACAGCATCATCATTCAGCTTTTGCTCGATACCGGTATGCGCATCAACGAATGTCTCCTAGTCGAGGTGAAAGACTTAGACCTTGCCAAACGATGCATCTGGCTTTCTGCTGAAAACACGAAGGGCAAAAAGAGCCGTCCTGTGTTTTTCTCCGACAAGATGGCAGCTCAGCTTCAGCGATGGCTCAAATATAAAGACCGGTATCGTGATAGTGACTTTCTCTTCTGCACGAATCAGGGCAAACGGATGCAGGTCACGAACTTTGAAACGAATACCCGCAAATACGCAAAACGTGCAGGCCTTAAAAATATCCATCCTCATGTTTTTCGCAACAATTTTGCAAAGCGTTTTCTCATGAATGACGGTGACATTTACACTCTCAGCAAACTTCTCGGCCATAGCAGTGTCACAGTCACGGAACAGGCGTATCTCGACATCACACCGGACGACCTTGCAGAGCTTTACCGCACTCATAGCCCTCTCAAACGGATGCGTTAAAAGCGATAAATAAAGCTGTTTTTCAGTTGATTTATTGCCCGTTTTGTGGTTATAGCAACAAAAAATCCTATTCTAGCTTAAACGATAAATTTCTAGTCGAATAACTATCCATCCGGCCAAAAAGAAAAGTCCCTGAAATCTTCGCCCGCATGGACAAAAATATCAATGAGACTTTTCCCGCACACCGTCAGGACTCCATTTTGAAACCAAACCGGCTCAGCTTCCCTCGTGCGCTGTATTCGTCACGGCAGAGTCAACAACCAACGAAACACACTGTAAAAATATCAATGTACTCCCTCTGCCGCGTTACGATAAAATATCAGTCGCCGCGCTTTTTCTCCGCCACCAGCCGGTCGTATACCTTGTCTGCCTCGATGGCCTCTTTCGTGAACGAGTTGTTCTTCCACCAGCTCACGAGAGCCGCAGCGACAGTGATAACGCTGGTCAGGAACTGTTCCATCTGCGCGTTATCGATGGGAATCATCGGATGGCCGCTGGCGCTGAGCACCTGATTGAACAGCGCAAACGCCAGACACAGCGTCCGAACGATGGTTGCGAACGAAATATCTTTCAGCTTGTTCATGATGTACCTCCATTTTGATTTTTTAATCATCCCGAATCGGCAGCGCGGAAGCCCTCTCGTACAGATTCGTCCCCGTACCATTGCCGCCCATCGTGTGGTAGGTCTTGTATAAGTACGTCAGATTCCGCAGTCCGTCACGGGTGATATGCCCAAGGTCGAGAAAGCGATAACATTCGGTGTAGATTCTATCATGCAGAAGGGCCAGCACTGCGTCCCACAAGGCTTTGACTTTGGGAATCGCCGCAAGAACGCCCGCACCCATCAGTGCAAACACCCACTGCGCCCAGTATTCAAGAATAAACTTCGTGATGCTCACGCCCCTTTCATCTTGGTCAGACCTGCCCGCTTGATGATGCCCGGGTAGTCCTTGTAGGCGTAACTCATGTCCACGTTGGCATTCACGCCGGGGATTTTTGCCTCGTCCGTGTACTGCCAGATGCCGTACTTGTAGCTGGCCGTGGGCTTTTTCATGCTCTTCCGGTAAGCCGCGACCCAGACGTCGTAAGCCTTGAGCTTTGCCATGTTGAGCCGCGTCTGACTGAAGTTCAGGCCGGTGTAGAGCAGTGCATAGACGCCCCAGCTTTCCAGCATTCTCAGCTCGTACTCCACCAGCGCCGTCAGGGAGTCCTTGCTCAGCTTGACGAGCTTGTTGTCCTCCACATCCACGCAGATGGGCATCTCGAAGGTCTTGCCAGCAAGCGCAGTTTTCAGCACCGCCAGCTCTGCGTCTGCCATCGCCTTCGTGGTCGCGTATGTATAATAGTAGACGCCCACCGGCAGGCCCACCCGCTTGCACTCGGCATAGTTGCGCTCAAAGGTCGGGTCGATGTACAGGCCGTCCTTCCGCTTGCTGAACTTCGAGTTGGTGGAAACGGTCTTGAGCAGTACACAATCCACCAGTCCGGACGCTTTCACGGCATCCCAGTCGATTTTGCCCTGATACCGCGCAGCGTCCATCATGTTCCAGATGCTCTTCTTCACGGTAACATCTCTTGCCGCAGTCTCCATCTGAGTACATACTTCACTTTCGGTCTGGACAGTCTCTGCGGCCTTTCCATGTACAGCGTTCAGAATCTGACAGGCAAAATCCGCAGCTTCTTTCAGAATATCTGTCATCACGTTATTTCCTCCATTTTGAATTTTTAAGAGTTTATTCTAAGGAACCCGGGGTTGAGTTTTTACCCGATTGCACCGCCTATTGCAGTGACATTTCCCGCAGTCGTACTTGTTCCGCGATTGAAAATCACCTTGTAGTTGAACGCAAAGCCATTCGCAGCGGTCTTGTTCGTAAACGCATGATAAACAAATATCCGGCCTGTCCCCTTCTGAATGTCGGTGCAGTTTTCCCATACCGGCGAAGAGTCCGACGCATTATTGGTCATTTGAACCGTCAGAGTGGAACCAGACGGGAAAGTGCCTGCGATGGTCAAACCTCCTGCCGTGATGGTGCTGCTCGATTTCACAGGAGACGCCAGAGAAACCGTAGCCGTCGTTACAGTTTTGCTAAAGGTTGCCGTCCATTTCACGGTGGTCTTGCCGTCGTTCACTTCCAGCGTCAGGGTATGCGTACCATTTTGAATTTGCTGGAAAAGAGCTTTTTCCGATAAGCAGCGCACGGTTAAAGTTGTTCCGCTGGCAATTCCCGTTCTGGTCGCCATCGTAACATTGTCTATCTTTTCGGTAAGGCTCATTGTGTCGTTGTCCGCATCCGTCACATTGACCGTCAGCGAAAAAGGCACGTTCTTTGTTCCAAGTGCCGCGCCGCTTGCTCCCGCAGTGCTGGTTATCACCGGCAGCTGGTCTTCGGTGGGAAAGCCGTCGTCATCAATGTACAATGTCTCCGGCAGAGTGAAGCAGGGCAAGTATCCGTAATTGCCGCTGTAACTCTCCTTCGTCGAAAACACGCCCCATTCGGAACTGCTCACACTCGAGAGATATTGACCATTTGCAAAATAATAATCTCTGTCTCCGTCCGAGTCAGCACTGCTTCTGCTGCTATAGGTTTGGCCATAGCTTCTTGTCCAGATGCCCGACCCAAAGGCAGAGAAAATCTTTTCAAGCTGCGTGCGTGCCGCCTTTGAAAGCTGGGAACCGTCAGCCAGAGATGTGCTGGTTACAGCTTCCGCTGCCGAAACCGTAAAAAATGCAGTGTTATATGTTATTTTCGAGAATGGATAGTCTGTACTATAGCTGCCGCATTGGCCTATTGCGTCATATGCGTAATACTTCGTTGTGCTAATCCATTTCTTGACCTCAACTGTGAATTTACTTTGATAAGTATCTCTCAGCCAGGCATATAAAAGGTTCTTGTAGCTGTCATACCCATCCCAGCCAATGCTGCAATCCGCTGTGTCAGCCCATGCGCCTTTCGTCGCCGGACTTTCCCTGCAAAACAGCGTCCGCCCGTTTCCATTCAGACTGGATTCATAGTTGTGGGCCAGCACATAGAACTTTACCTTGACGCCATCTTCCATCAGGTAAACATACCCGTCACCAATGGCGAGGTCTTTGATTTGTGCCATGTATTCACCATCCTGTTCAGAATTCAATACAGGCAGAGGATTCATTCCATACACCATCCAGTGTTATGCCTGTCAGATTATCAAAAGACTTGATAAACGATTTCTCGTCCACTGCCGAGCCAACCGCAATTTCGAGCACTTTCATGTGCACACCGACTGCCGCCGAATCTGCCGCAGCCCCTTGGAATATAAGTGATTTATCCGTCCCCACGATTGCCGCCGCCCGGTCAGCGCTGGCCTTGGCGTTCTCCTCGCTTGTCCTGCTGGCTATTGCGCTATCCAACGCATTGTCTTCGCTCGACTTTGCCGCAGATGCACTGTTCGCCGCATTACTTTCACTCCGTTTTGCCGCAGTCATGCTCGATGCCGCATTCTCCTCGCTGAATTTTGCCGACGCCGCGCTGTTTGCGGCATTTTCCTCGCTCGTTTTGGCATTGTTCGCATAAGTGTTTACGGTTCTTGCCAGCTCCAGCACCATTTCCATGCCCGAAGCAATGTCCTCGCGCACATCGATGCCGTAAATCGCCTTCCGCACACCGTATACCGCATTTTTCAGTTTCGCCTCAATTTCTGCAAATGTCATGCAGCACTCCTCCATTTTGATTTTTAGGAACCCGGGCTGCGCCTCCCTGTTTCCGCCGCTGGCAGCGCTCAGTTCGTCACCTATTTTGAATTTTCAGCTCGACGCATTCACATGGCTCACCAAGCCCTTAACAGCATTTCTCAGCATATCGACAGCACCAGCCAGCCAGTTCACCCGTTTCGAGAGCTTCGCGCTGGTCAATCCAAAGGTAAATTCCTTGTTGTCCGGCGCATCCAGCGGCAGTTTCACCTTGGTGCATACCATCCACAGGTTAATCGAATGTGGTTCGCTGATAATATGCGTGCGCAGCAAATGCCCCAGCTTTTCCACGTCTTCGCCAGCATCCCTTCTGTCAAATGCTTTCACGGTCATGGTCGGCTCAGGCGTCTGCTTGTAGTTTTTCATTTCTTCCTGTGCCGCAGTGTTGAGCGAGCTGGTCGTGCTCTTTTTGCCGTCCACATAGATATGGCGGGAGCACAGGCCATACTTTTCAATCGAGGTTTCATCGCTGTATGTGCTGCTGATGGCGTTGTAGCTCGTCTTCTTAAAAATCCACCAGCCGTGTGTTTCCGTCTCGATGCCGTGGGCGGTCACGCTGTTGACCAAATCCGAGCTTTTCTTTTCGTCGAAGGTGAAATCCAGCATATTCACGCCGTATTCAATGGTCTGATTCGTCTCAGGCAGGTCTTCGTCCAGCAGATAATCGTAGTAGAAGAAATATGTTTCCTTTCCCGGGTCGTTGGCCAGACGCAGGCGCAAATATCCGTCTTTCGCCTTGTCGTTTTCGAGCAGATAGTTTGTCAGGATGCTCCAATAGCTTCCGAACTGGTCGCCGCTGTCCTCGGTGCTGACGCTTTTGCTTTCTACGGTCACATTTCCCCGCTCCATGCAGTTCACGGGGTTGTCGCCCTTTCCATTTTGATTGGGAGCCATCACCTTGGTCAGGATGCTCGACGAACTGTCGCTTGTCGTCTGGTAGCTTCCCGCAGGCAGTCGGGTCTGGATGTTTGAAAGCTCGCTCAGGATGCCGTCCGCCGTCACGGTCTTGTCGAGGTTGAACTCCAGCTCGCAGTCCGTCACCCGGCCAAAGAAGATGCATTCGTCGTCCTCTTCCACCATGATGAAGGTCTTCCCCATCTCGAACTTTTTGTAATAGGGGTTGTCCACCGTGCCGAGCCTTGTTTCCACGCGGTATGGCACACGGCAGCTGAAAGTTCCGGCCGCCCGGTCTTCCAGCTCAACGAGAGGGTCTGCCAGAATGCCGTCCGTCTCGTCGCCCTCAATCGAGTCGCCGTACGAGTCGTAGACAAGCACTTTGTCCGCCCACTTGAAGCGTGCTTTTGTCGAGCTGTCGAAAAACACCTGCACTTCTCCGGCATATACTTTGTATCGCATACGTTATCCTTTCAGAGGTACGCCGGAGCGTATTCAATACTTACGACCGTGTCCTCTTTGGCCTTCACAATGATTTCGCGGCTGCTGTCTGCCAGACCCGTGCCAATCTCACCGACATTCGTTTTCACGTTCGGGTTGAGCACCATGCCCTCTGCCGCATAGAAACTGAGCGTACCGGAGAAGAGCTTATATCCGCCGCAGCCTTCATAAGCAGCTTCTGCACCTGCCGCAAAGTCGATATAGTCGTTCTCAGCCAAATCTTCCTTGAGCATATTGGGTACGCCCAGCGGTTTATTTGACGAGACAACGAGTTCATACTCCGTGTTTTTGCTCAGCTTTGTTCTAAAAGTCAGCGCACCGGAACGGTATAATGTAGGATGGCTGAAGTGCCACGCGTGTCGGAAAGAAGCATTCGCAAGAACTGTGTTGGTACCTTTTTTCGCAGAGAAACGTATACCGTGTAGATTCCATTCGCGTCAGGCATAATCCAGATGCGTATCGTCGAAAGCACGAGGTCATATTCTTTCGTCACGAACGGCAGGGTATACTCGTCGTACGCTCTAAATGTAAAAACCAGCTTTTCCTGCGGAATCGACTCCATTTTGATAAGTGTGTTGTTGATGCCTTCCTGACTCTCGATGTACCCGTTTGCCTTTCCCGTGCTGGTCACAAACACTGCCGACGGCTTGTCCGTAAACAACAGCGGAAAGCTCGTTTCCTCACCCGTTTTCATCTCGACATTGCGGATTTTTGCTGGTGCAAGGTCAGATTCAAAGCAGAATGTATCCCAGAGCCAGTTCTCCGGGTCTTCTTCGACACGGTATTTGTAAGGGTACAATCGGTACTGAAGGGTCACTTTCATGTGGTCGTACTGGTATGTCGGCTTTCCGCTCAGCCAGACACGGCCAATGTAATAAAACTGCGTCTCGTCGTCCAGTATGATTCGGGTCTGGAAGGGCGAGCGCATCTTTGCCAGCAGTTTTTTCTGAATCAGCTGGTATGCCTCGTTTCCGACAGGCCCATAAAAGCCCGTGTCTTCCTGATAGG